TTGCGGAGAGAGGGGGATTCTTCCATCACCTTCTAATGTCTTGGGATTCTGTTATTTATATTTTGTCTTTTTTGTCTTGTGAATTATTTTGGTTTTATAACTTCTCTTCTATTATATGTTGTAGAAATTTTATCTGATCATCTTTCTCTTTAATCTGCTCATCTTTTATTACAATTTGACTTATTAATGCCTTTACAGAAATATCTGGAACATTTTGATAATTATTATTGCCTTCATATAAGTAATTTGACACATTATTATCAGGTACTTCATACATTTTACCCTCATTTAACACTAGCCAACGTGCATTTAATTGCTTGTCGTAATCAAGTATTTGATTGATTACTGATATGCCCACTGATCCCTTTTGCTTTGCTAGTGCGCTTACGTGCTGTGGCTTTACACCCCATTCTTCAGCAATTTTAAGTTGAGTTACCCCTTTAGATTTTTTGGTTTTAATCCATTCTGCAACTCGTTGATTTATAGACATTACCAAATTATTTTAAAAAATAAACAATCAATTGCTTGCTTTGTAACAATTAATTACGTTATATTTGTGCAATCGTTCAGAAACAAATATACAACTAAACGGAAACGAAATCAATAGTATAAAACAATGACGAATTCAGACCTTAGAAAATTACGTAATAAACTACCTAAAGATGGTAGTTTGAAGATTGCTCTTAAAACAGGTTTTACTCGTGCCTATGTAAATATGGTTCTTGCCGGAGTAAAACATAATCTTGAAATTATTGATTGTGCAATTGAGGTGGCCGAAAACTACCAGCATGAACTTGTTGAGAAATCTGAAAAAATTAAATCTCTATGAAACTTCCTGAGCACTTAAATAATATAAATCGAGAATTCATTGGTATTGATGGTGAATTATATCGAGTAAAGGTTGAATTAATCCATTTTAATGAATTCGAGGCCAAAACATTATACTCGCTTCAATCGCAATTAGATGATGATACAATTGCCCAGGTAAGCCTTGATCAATTAAATATAGTAGGGGAAAAGGAACGCCTTAAGAAATTTACGCTGTGCAGGTTTGGTGGTTTTGATGATAAAGCAGACGTTACTAAGGATTCTGAAAATCACGAATATTATGACTGCGGCCAAAGAGGCAAGTGCCCTGTTGAAGGAAAACTCTGTCGTCACGTTGAAGCCGAAAATGGTTATTTAACGCCTCGTGAAATTGATGTTATTAAACTCATTGCATCAGATCTGGCTGACAAACAAATAGCCGATAAACTAAATATATCAGTTAACACTGCTAACCAGCATCGTGTTAATATTCAAAAGAAAATTGGAGCATCAAGCAAGGTCGGAATTTGCCGCTTTGCTGTAGAAAAACGAATTGTATAAAACCCGCCCACGGGATAAATTAATTATATGATAACACAAAAAATAACACGGCAGTTCTTACGGATTAAAAAAATTATCAAAAATGATGTTGTTAAGAGGTTTTTTACCGTGTTTTTCCTCTTTTTTTTTCACCAAACTTTAAAATAAAATGGAAGCAATATTAAATCTATTAGTACTAATTGTTCAAGCCATTATAACTGTTTTTGTTGACTTATGCGCTTTTGGCGGCTTGGTGTTGATTTTTTGGATGGTATATAGAAAACAAAAAGATTATAACTATTACAAAAAAGCAACCAAGGGCACTTCTTGCCGATACTGGTTGGGCGAAAATAGATATAGAGGCATTATTGTAAAACGCCAGGGTAACCAAATCCTTATCCGTGACAGTATGGATGACACATTTATAAAGAGGAACATTAAAGACACAATAGCCTTATGAAAATTGAAAGCAAAAGACTACTAGAGGTCACTAAAATGTTTTTTGAGTTAGGAATTCGTCAATTAAATTCTGAAAGAGAGCATATGTTAAATGAAGAAAATCCGGAACCAACTATTTCAATAATAGATTCAACACTTGATGATGCTAAAGAAGTTCTCGAAGCAGTTACTAATGAACTAATTAATAAACATTGATATGGCACTTACTATAAGACTTACACCTGATCAGGAAAAATTAGTTGAGCAATTAAAAGAACAACTCAATGAAACATCTGCATCGAAAGCACTTTTAAAAGCCGCTGATATTGTTGTTAAAGAGGTTCCAATTCTAAAAGAACAACTAATTGAATGCGATCATCAAAATGAGGGTTTGCATGCTGATAATTTCAAACTTAAGTCAAAAATTAGTGTGTTCAAAAATGCTTTTGAAGAATTAACTGCAATCACATAGCATCCCGGATCCATCGCTGCAGGATCTTCCGGAAGAGAATAATGATTGCATAAATAAAGCCGGCCACCAGGTAAAAAATTTAAAAATGATTGCAAAATGACAACTAGAGTAAAAATTAAAAAAACAATGTTTAGGAATGGTCCTCGAGTTGAAAAATTACTCGAGATACTTCTCCAGAGACGTGAGAATATTAATAAAACCCCCAAGAAAATGGATAGAAACTTTGGTAAAAGTAAATCGATTAGTAGGGCTGCTATTATCGATGGAAAAGAGGAAAAAAGAATTAAAACCAGAAAACAGGCTATTGCTGCCAGCCCCAACCTAAAACGTAAAAAAGCGGTTGTTATCGACAGGAAAACAATAATATTCATCGATGCTAACCAGGACCCAATTAAAGCAAAAGAAAACTATTTAAAAAACCGTGTATCATGAATAATATTCTCATTTCGGCCAACGATAAAATAAGAACCTTCATCGATTCGCTAAACGATGCTGAAAGGTTGGAATTATACAATGCTGTTATAAGTCAGGAGTTTGCCAGAAATATTATTCCTGAAATGAAAAAACAACATCCGGATATAAAACTCCTACATATTCAGGAAGGCGATGAGAGCCTATACAACGGTGTAAGAGATACATATAATTCACCTCAAATGCTTATTCCCCTTGAGGCATGGATAACTGAAACTGTTTCTGAAGAAATTTCTGAACTAATGAATAACTGCAATACACTAGGCTAATGTTTAACCAGGAACAATATTTAGAAGTGAGAGAGTATTTTGAGTTAGGCGAATTTACTTATGTGGAAATTGCTGAAGCGCTTGATATTCCCTACTTCCTTATTGTAACCTATTTAAGTAAGTATTTAAGAGAAAAATTAAAATAAATCAACCAGAAAGCCGGCTACCGTTTTGCACCGACTTTGTCGGCTTTCTTTTTTTAGCTATGAGAAATATTTGGACAAATAACGAAATTGAAAGGTTGAGGGAACTGTACCCGGTTACCCCAACAAAACAATTATCTAAATTAATAGGAAGACCTGTAGCATCCATTCACTCAAAAGCAAAAAAACTTAAAATAAAAAAGGAGCCATTGTATACTGGCAATCAGTGGACAATTCAAATGGATGAAAAACTAAAGGAACTTTATGAAACTCACACATCAAAAGAAATTGGAGCGATTCTTAATATTTCATATACAAACATAAAGAACAGAGCCAGTAAACTTGGTTTAGGTAAAAAAACTAATTCAGGATGTTTTCAAAAAGGTCATACACCTGCTAATAAAGGTAAAAAAATGAATCCTGAAATTAAGAAAAAAGTTGCTCATACATTTTTTCAAAAAGGTCATAAACCAGTTAATACTCTCTATGATGGTGCAGTAACTACCAGAAAAGACAAACGCACCGGTATAGTATATAAATATATAAGAATTGCTGAAGGCAAATGGGATTTACTTCACCGTGTAAATTACAAAAAGAAATATGGTGATATCCCTACGACTACCTTTTTAAGGTGTAAAGATGGAAATCAATTGAATTGTGATCCTGACAATTGGGAACCTATCGACATGGCTAAAAACATGGCCCTAAATACTATTCACAATTACCCTCCTGATGCTCGCAAAGCAATGAGGTTGTTAGGAAAATTGAAAAGAACAATAACTAAAATTAGTAAAGATGGCAAGGAATAAACTATCAGACCTTAATGATCATTTATTTAATGCTCTTGAGGATCTCACGAACCCGGAGACGAACGACAAAGGTGAACCGGTTGAAGACATGGAAAAAACCATTAAACGAGCAACAGCAATGGCTAAGGTTGGAGCGGTAATAGTTAATAATGCAAAAATACATTTACAAGCAGCACAACTGGTTGCTTCAGGAAGAATGGAACTTTCGGAAATCCCGGAAAATATTAAGGTGAATAACCATAAACAATTAAAATAATGGATCCTGCAACCAAACGCCGATACAATTCAACCTACAAACTCCGTAAAAAGGGTTTTGTAATCGATACAAAACGAGGTGAAATTTCTGTGTACTTCAGACAGGTAAAATCACTTATCGATAACCCTAATATAATTGTGCTTGTAAGAGAGCATGATTACGAAATAATAGAAAACCGCCAATTACAATTAGATATATGATCCCAAAACAAACCATAGAAGAAATAAAAAGCATTGCAAAACTGGAGGAAGTTGCATCCGGTTTTATGAAGATTGAAAAAGCAGGATCTACATTATATGCAAAATGCCCTGTTTGTGGTAAGTCAGGTAAAGGCAAGGGGATGACTTTCTCAGAAAAAAAACAGGTGTTTAAGTGCTTTTCATGCGACAAAAGCGGTCATGGTTCCATTAAATTTTTGATGGAGATCCAAAAAATGACCTTTACAGATGCTTTAGAATTTCTGGCCGATAAATATCATATTGAAATTAATTCTGATTTCAATAAAAAAATGAAAGAAAGCCAGAAAGCACAGCGCAAAATTGGCAAAGGAAAGAAGACATTTACCGATATTCAACTGAGTGATTCAGGGCTTACCGCTAAAGATGTAATGGCCACTGTTTTTAAGGATAATGATACTGATAAAACTCATGAAATTACTCCTTTCACCGTAGGTTCATTAAATGATTATTATCAATTAATGCCAGGTTATGGGAATGATATGGTAATTTGGTATTACGACCTCGAGGGAAAGGCTATAATGTTCAAGCGTGAAAAGCGCAAAACTTACGAAGAATTTTTCCGTGTTCGTTTCCAAAATCCTGAAGAGCATAAAGACAGATTTGGCAAACCAATAAAATATTATTCACCCGCCGGCTCCGGGACTCAATTGTATATCCCTCAAAAAATAAGGCGTATTTATCAAATTGGCCGGCAAATTGAAACCCTATACATACAAGAGGGTGAAAAAAAGGCTGAGAAGGCATGTAAGCACGATATTTTGAGTGTTGGTGTAATGGGTATACAAAATATCGGAAGCCACAATACAATGCCTAAGGACCTTCAATTACTAATACAGAAATGTAATGTAAAGAAGGTAGTTTTTATGCTCGATAGCGATTGGCAAAATATTTCATCTGACATAAAAAACGGGGGAAATCCACAGCAAAGACCTCTTAATTTTTACTATGCCATTAAAAACTATAAGGAGTATATGCTTTCCTTCAGAAATATGGGAATCAACCTGGAGGTTTATTTTGGTGCAATTAAGAAAAACGAAAAGGATGAAAAGGGTATTGACGATCTGCTTGCAGGATCTTTAAAAAATAAGGAATCTGATTTTTTGCAGGACCTTAAAGAAACGATGAGCCTTAAAAGTGGCCAGGGTTCATTTTGTGAATTGCATAAAATAACAGCATTAACTGATTATCAGATAAAAGATTTTTGGAAACTCAATAGCGCACAGGAGTTTGCTGAGCATCATAAGGATATACTAATTAACGTACCTGAGTTTACTATAAATCGTAATAAATACAGGTTTAACGAAAATGAAGATTTTGAACTTGCTGAGCCAGTACTTCCGGAAGAAAAATACTGGATGATCGACAGTAAAGGTAAGCCTAACTTCAATTATAAACGTGCATATACATTCCTTCGTAATCGTGGCTATGGACGTGTTCGTATGGCTGGCGACTGGAAATATGTGCATTTTAAAAACCATGTTGTAAAAACAGTTAAACGCGAGGAAATTAAATTTTTTGTTACTACAATTACTGAAGAAATTGCAAGTGAAGATGTGCAGAATTTATTGTTTTCAGGCGGACATTTTTACCTTGGAGATCACTCCCTCGAGAACATGAAATTTTTTGATATCAATTTTGAGAAATCAAAAAAAGATTCTCAAAACATGCACTTCAGAAACAAGTTTCTTAGAATTTCTTCAGACAAAGTTAGCGAGCATCAATTAAACGAAAAATCACAAACCATTTGGGAAGATAAAATAATTGATTTCGATATCAAATTTCTTAAGGAAAAGATGATATCGTTTGAACAGGTTGACCAGGACACTATTGATGCGATTGAAGATCCGGACATAAAAAAATATTATAACGAACAAACAGCATTACCTTATGCAATGATTTTGACTGATACCGGTCAAAAATCTCACTTCCTTCAGTTCCTTATAAACACAAGTAATTTCCATTGGCGCGAAAGCAAGAATGTAGCTGAATTAAAACCTGATCAGTACATTGATTTGTCAATGCATCTGCTAAGCAAACTAACCGCAATGGGTTACTTATGCCACAGATATTATAATCCTGCAATTACCAAAGCCATAATTGGCATGGATGGAAAACTTAGTGAAGTTGGAGCCAGCAACGGACGCTCAGGAAAATCACTTTTTGGCGAAGCCATAGGAGAAATTATCCCTCAGGTTAAAATACCTGGTAAAAGCAAAAAACTTACCGATGATAATTTTTTGTTTGGAGAAATAACTGAAAAGACTGAAAACGTATTTTTCGACGATGTTAGAGTAGGTATGGATTTTGAGTTCTTTTTCCCAAACATTACCGGTACCTGGAAAATTAATGTAAAAGGTCAACAGGGTTGGACTATGGATCCTGAATTTTCCCCAAAAATATATTTTGCTACTAACCACTCTTTCAACGGTGAGGGCTCCAGTTATGAAGACAGGCAACATAATATTGTATTCTCCGATTTTTACAACGAATACCATAAACCCCTCGATGATTTTGGCATGTTGTTTTTTAAAGAATGGCCAGAGGAGCAATATAATTACTATTACAACCTGGTAGCCTTATCGCTTCAGTTGTATTTTAAATACGGTTTGGTAATCGCTCCACAACGTGATGTACGTTTGCGTAAACTCCGCCAAATGATGGGAGAATCATTCTTAACCTGGGCAGAGGAATATTTTGCACCTAAACGCGAAACAGGTGTAGAAGCCGGTGAATTTGGAAAATCCAACCTCGATACAAAAATTCCCAGGAAAGATATGTATAACGATTTTGACAGCAGTTTAAAACGTCGCGAATCAGATTTCTATTCAGCCACTCGTTTTGGTAAATGTGTTCGTTATTACTGCGAATATAAAGGCTTGCATTTCAATCCTCACAAACCTAATAAAGATGGAATAAACATAATCGATTTTCTTAACAATGGTGGTAAAACTTTCATTGGCATGGAAGATAAATCATCATCGGTTGAGTATTTTACTATAGGAACAGATGAACTAACAATATAATGTTATGGGAACTATTAAATTAAAAAAGCCTGCTAAGGCCAAAGCACAACCTGAACTAAAATACGACAAATATCAAATTCCGTATTACGAAGAAATTCCTCCTTCTTTCAGAGTTGCTACTCTGCAAGATTTCTGGTCAGATAAGGAACAGGAGTACATTTATAAAAAACCATACCTGATCCACAGTGAAGTACATCCAAACAGATATTATGCACTTAGGACCAGACTGGGTTTTACTGAAAGAAATGATTTTTGGATATTCCTTAGGAGGGAAAGAATATATGTATTAGACATTTAGTATTAACAAAATAAATTTAAAATTATGTTTACTGAAACAATTTATACACCATTTGATTTAGAACATGGAGAATGTTCAAGTTGTGGCGAAATATCAGACGACATTCTAATTGATGATGGTCGTTGCATTTATTGTATAGAAGAACAAAAGTTTTTTGAAGAAACAATGAAAGGAGTTTAATATGACAAAAGAAGAATTGAAAAAACCACTTTTAACTAGAACATCATTTAAAATTATGGTTGTCATAGGAAATCTTATAATCGGGCTTAATCTACTGTTGGTTCCAGACACAATTTCTACAATTGTATTAAGACTTACTGGTGTAATCTTCATTTTATCTGCTTTTATTGACTATAAAAAAATAAAACTTAAAAAATTAAAGAATAAATTAAAAAACTTATAACTATGAAAGTATTCAAATTCAAATCCTGCCAATACATATATGCATTTTCAGGTAACACAGAAGAAGAAGCAAAAGCCACTTTAATTGAACAGGTAGGAGAAATCTCAATCGACTCAGTTGAAGAAATCCCCGAAAGTGAATGGGATGAAAGGTTTATTCAAATGTGGGAAGATAACGATCGTACAGAAGGAAAACCCTATAAAGTTTCAATAAGAGAACTTATTGATAATGAACCTGGTTTAGTTTATAGTAATGATACGGATTTGATTGATTAATAATCATGAAATATTTTCCTGATGAAACATACTTAGAGTTAATAGATCTTGATGAAATTATAGATTATTTCAAAAGAAATGACCCTCCTAATGATAAATACGAATTATATGCAGGAGGATCTTTTGACACTAAGAATTATTCAGGTATTTATTCATATAGACCTAATAGGTTTATCCTAAATATTATTTTATCTGAAGCAAAATGTATTTGCGAAAATGGATTTTTGTCGGTTGATTGTAGTTGTGAATGGGATGCGGAGGATGTATTTTTTGAAATAATATTTACGAAAAGAGAATGGAATAAAATAATTTCAAATAACTTAAAATTGAAATATCATGTTAAAGATTTATGAAAAAAGTGTAAATGAAATAGCCAATAGCAATGATTTATACGCATTGTTAACGGCTGGCATTATTACAAATGAACAAGTGCTTGCATTGGCAGCCACAGAAGAAGAAACACATAAGAACGTAAGCCCACAGGTTGCTAAAGAATTAGATAAAAGAATGTTATGGCAAAGTTTTCAAAATATGTATAACCCACATATTGCTTGCCGTTAAAAATAGTTATCCGCCGTTTTTAAATGGGCGGTTTTATCCTCCAGAGAATTGCGTATTTAAAACCTAATTAACCTATTGCTAAGAATACTTTGCGTATATGAACATAAATTATTAATTTTGGAGTGCTACTTGAGTTTTTAAGGGTTATGGCGCAAGTAGCACATGGAAACCCACCATACTGCGCCCGCACTTGGCGGGTTTCTTTTTGCAATCACTTTTTAATTGGCCAAGATCTTCCCAGGAAACTTTCTGCAATCATTTTACCATTTCCGGAACATGATATCCCGGAGGATCCCCAAACACTCTGATTGCATTTCTATCCTATTCATGAACCAGGCGAAGCATCATTAAATATATTAGTACAGCACAAGGCTGTACTAATACCTTATTCTTATTACTTCGCACAAAAATTCCCCGCACCCCCTTTAATTTATTAAAGTACTATGGTGCAAAAATAGCGAGAGACGTATAAGTATCTCTTTTTTAAATATTTATATTTTTTTTAAAATAACTAGTATAATAATTAGTAAAAAAACTGTGCTTTAGTACGCACTATTTTTTTTAGTTGATATTCAACAAATTACAAAGCACTATTTTAGCACTAATTAGCACTTTGAGCACTATTTTACTTTAGTACTTTTTTAATGTGCTGATAATCAGTAATTATATGTGTTTTTAGCACTAAAGCACGGCAGTACAGTTTTATTTCAAAAAAATCCATAGTATTATTAAGAGTATTCAATTTTCGATTTCTTACATTTGTAATCGCAAAACGGTAGCCACGCTTTCGCCAAAACCGAAAGCATGATTACAATTTCAGTACCGACACACACTTTTTTAAAAAAGTTCCTTCTCCATAGGGCTAATAGCCAGGATGGCTTTTTAACTGTTTCAACTTTGAACTCTTATGGAATTCATTTATTAAAAATCCTTCAAAAGAAGGCTCAGTATGAACCTAAAGAAAGCCTGAAAGATTTCACCGATCATCTGGATTTTAAACTTACCGAGTTTTTTTATACCCGGGATGGATTTTATATTTCAAAACAAAATATAATATTCTTTAACCAGGTAATCAAATCTGAATTTGATGATCATATTTATGATATGGTTTCCCTTAATGTCCAGCGAGAATATAAAACAACAATCGAGCGTGAAATTACGATTGCACTCGCTTATTATGGCATAACGGAGGTCGATCGGAGCATGGAAACAATGCTAAAGGCATATCAGAGGTGGAGAAACGAACGTAACTATAAGATTGTCAGGTACTAATAAATGTTTGATATTATTGTCCGAAAAAGTTTAAACATTACAACATTGAGTTACAACCATTTAAGCCTAAGTATTGATAGATGTGTCCTTTTTTGCAATTGCAAGCAATTGTTTAGCCTAATTGCCTCCCTGTCCTTTCATATAATAGTTCATAATTCAATATTTGCAACATGAATAATTTTCCACAGCCACAAATTGATAATATTGGCGGTTTAGCCACATTTCGATTTACTCAAGTTGAGAGTGTGATTTCCGTCGCGCGGCCAACCGACCATAAAATTACTTCTTCAGTTCAACTGAAAGTAGGTAAATTATGGTATACCGGTTATGCAAGCGTGGATTCGCTAAAATATTCTGAAGAAAGTAAGCAGGATGATAATGGACATTACATCCAATCATCATTAAAAGGCTTTGTTCCTGAATCTCCTGAAATGCTCCAACTGCTTGTGCAAATGGATGGCCGCAGGTTTATAGTTCATTTAACCGATAACGATGACCTAGAGAAAATTGCAGGAACAAAAGAACAACCTCTAACCTTTAATTGCGATTTTGAAACTCAAACAGTTTCAGGCATAAAGGGTTACAACTATCAATTTACAGGAATACTTGAGAAAAGGGCTCCTATTTATGAACTAACTTCCGGATCATCATCAGGTTCAACAGCATAATTATGGATTTTACAGATTTAAATATTACACAAGGTGAAGATAATATGCCGGGCGTTCCAGTGGTGGCCTGGGCATTATCGTTTGATGAAGTATTTTATATTCCTCCATACAAACCAAATCCTTTAACTTTTGCTGATTATTCAATTCTTGATGGCGATGTGGTACCAATGCCATACAAAACTTTCTATAAAATTTATGCCACTAGTAATACCGGCAAAATTGATGACAATAAAATAGAAGGTAATACAGGATCCTACGAATCGATTTATGAATTTTTCTTCCCAAAGAATGATGCTAACGCCTTAGGATTTATGAGATTGAGTGGTTCTAAATTCGTTTTTATTGTCCAGGAATCGGATGGCAATTTGAGAATTATGGGAATTAGTCCGGGTAAACCTGCAGTAATAAAAAGTGTGGCCGGTTCTTCCGGTACATTAAGTTCAGGCGACAAGGGTGCAACCTTCCAGGTGCGCTCAGTTCAAAACGGACCGGCTCCTATATATAATGGGCTTTTTAATTTGGATCGGGATAGTGAGGACCTTTCATTATACCCAATGATTTACACCTCCTTTATTATTTCTCAAGCCAATAGTATAGGGCTTCCGTTGGTTACAGATTATTATCATCTCAATAAAAAAATATTCACCTGGTATTATTCATATAATTCCAACAATCAATTAACTGAACGTCATATCCAAATTCACGTAAATTAAGTCCTTTTGCAAAAATACCTGATGCTATAATCTTGTAGCATAAATAATAGGTATGAATTATTCACTTGTAAGAGCAGTACTTGAAGATACCTGGGCAATATCGCTCCAGTCATATCTTCAATATCAGCATATACTCCACGCAATTTTAACGGGAATGGAATTTGAAATGGATTCAAATTCATTAGAGCCTGTTTCGCGATTTTGGGATTTACAATCAGCATCTTATGTTGAGCCAAATGGCAAGTCAGATTCTCAAAAAGGAATTATAGCAGTACATTCTATTAATGGTCCAATGTTAAAATATGATACAGCATGCGGGCCAGTTGGAACAAAAACCATTGCAAGAGAAATCACCAACGCTGATAATACTCCTGATGTTATTGCCCATGTAGTTATTTTCGATACCGGTGGTGGTCAATCAACTTCAGTTGCTCCTTTAAAAGAAGCATTCACAAAAGCAAGTAAACCTATTGTAGCATTTATTGATGGCAACATGCACAGTGCAGGAGTTTTTGCCGGTGTTCATGCAAAAGAAATTGTTGCCTTACCTGGTTCATTTATGGGTAGCATAGGTACGTTTATAGGTATTGAGGGCATGCCTCAAAACCATACTGATAAGGATGGCAAAGTATATCGCAGAATTTATGCAACCACTTCAGGCAAGAAAAATCTTGAGTTTGAAGAAGCACTAAAAGGCAATGATGCACCTATTCAAAAAAACCTACTGGATCCACACGACAAACAATTTATGGATGCAGTTAGAGAGCAACGTCCAAATGTTACTGATGAACAACTCGAGGGTGGTTTCTTCCAGGTAGAAAATCTTGTTGGAACTCTTGTAGATTCAATTGGCGATTTATCATTTGCCATTTCTCGCGCGGCTGAGCTCGCTCAAAAAAACAAGCAAAATCAAAATTTAACAAATAATTCAAATTCAAAAAATAATATGGATAAACCAGAATTTAAAGTACTGGCCAAATCAGCCGGACTTGAAACTTTAGAGGTAGCCGATAATGGTATATTCCTTTCTACCGATCAGGCTGAAAAAGTACAATCTGAACTCACAACTTTACACCAGAACGCTGAAGCGTATTCAGGTTTGAAAGAAGGTGAAACTGTTGATGGTTTGCAATCGAAAATTGCTGAACTAACACAATCTAATTCAGATCTAACTGAGAAAAATCAAACTCTAACCACAGAGAATGAAAAACTCAGTAAAGAAACTGTTAAAGAAACCGGAGCCGTTGGCGAAGGCGACAATGATCTTGATAAAAACAAAGTGGTTGATGCTGAAGCACAACACTATTACGAACTAAGCAAAATCAAATAGGTTAACATCCTGATTGATTGTAAAATAAAGAAATTAATAATCGCAAAATATTTTTCAAATGGGAGTAAATGCAACTGATATTACCGCTCTTCAGCAATATGCGGAAAAGTTCCAAAAAGGACTCATAAAAATTGCTGTTACCGACAATGAAGTATTCCAGAAATTGGATGTTGTTGCCGGCATTAAGGATAAATACACCATGACAACCTTAAGATTTCAACGCCTGTTGAGACCTTATAAGCGTGATTGGGATCCTGCTGTTGATAAAGTTAACTTAAAACCAAGAACTCTTAGGGTTGAAGTTGGTGAAGTTATGCTTGAAGAAGAGCCTATGGCTTACAGGAAAACTTATCTCGGCCACATAATGAAAAAAGGTGTTGATCCTAAGGACCATCCTTTCGAAAAAGATTTCCTTGAGGGAATATCTCGTCAGGCTGCATCTGATTTTAATGATGTAACTGCCTTTTGGGGTGTTCATGATTCTGCAGGTGATGCTCCGGAAGATGTAAACGATGGATTTTTCACCATCATCGATGCCGAAGTTACTGCAGGTAATATTTCAGTGGCCAAGAAAAACTTAATTGAAACTGGTGCAATTGATTCAACAAATGCAGTAGCAAAACTCAAAGCATTTTATCGTGCAGCATGTGCAATAAACCCTGCTTTGCGTGGCAAAGAAATAAAGTTGAGAATTTCTCATGAGGTAATGGATGCTTATAACGACAATTACCAGGAAATGAATGGATCATTACCTTATAATACCAAGTTTGAAAAAACTTTCCTTGAAGGATCTGGTAGAAAATGTACTCTTGAGCCGTTAACCGGAATGGGTACTTCAAAGCGTATTATCCTAACTACAGACTGGAACATGCTTGTAGGTACCGACCTTGAGTCTGATCAGGAAAATGTAAAAGTAACCACAGGCATCAACCCTAAGGTTGTTGGATTCTACCTTGCTGCTGCATATGGTGTGCAGTTTGCTACATTGAATGATGTTTTCTTCACTAACGAAGCCGCAGTAGACGCCTAGTCAATTGCAGGATAAATAATACAGGGCACTTCGGTGCCCTAGTTTTAATCGCAAAAAATAATTTATAATGAAAAAATACGCACAAATATCATTTATCTTAATAAGCATGGCCATAGTGGCCCTCGCCGCATTTTTGTTTGGTGCAAGCCTTACTGAAGGCCTAACCCTTGCAATGGCACCGCCAATAGGTTTTGCTGATTTGAATTTTGAAGATGGCCAGGATAATATGGCAGGTACCCAGTTACTCGCTTATTATATTCCCATATCTGAAGTTGAAACCTTACCAGGTTATGTTGCCAATCCTGCCGCATTGGGAGATTACGCAACCGTTGACACCGATATTATACCAAAAGTAGGCTCAAAATTCCTTGAATTATATGCATCGCCCGATAGTGGAAAAATAGATGACAATAAAATCGAAGGAAAAGACTCAAATTCTTACGAATCGATTTATGAATTTTTCTTCCCTAAAAATGATGCAGCCTCACTTGGGTTCCAACGTTTGGCAGGAACAACCAAATTTTTAGTAATCGTTCAGGAAGCCGATGGAAATAAAAGAATTTTAGGAATTAAACCAGGTGTTCCTGCAGTATTGGGAAATGTTACCGGTTCTTCCGGAAATAATTCCGGAGGCGAAAAAGGCTCAACCTTCCAATTTAAGAGTTGGCAGAATGGACCTGCACCAATTTATACAGGAGCGATCACTCTTGAACCTGTAGTATAATACTTTTCATAGTTTAACTTTGTAATTTAATTTTCATTCCCTGTCTGGCCTGAGTTCAGACAGGGTTTTTTTACGTCCTTTTATTTGCAATTGCGCAATTGCAACTTTGGATTATGAAAAAATATGATTTTGTAATTCCGCTAAAAGCAGATGAAAGTATTTGGGCCGACAATAACGAACTCAAATATTTGCTTCGCTCAGTTGAGCAAAATTTTCCTGTAAGAAATGTGATAATTGTAGGCCATAAAATGCCTAAATGGTTAAACACAGAAAAAGTAAAAGTTATTGATTTGCCTGATTATTTTCGTCATAATAAGGATGCAAATATTATCAATAAAGTGTTAGAGGCAGCATGTTTTCCAGATATCACACCAACTTTCTTTTGGTCGTGTGATGATCACCTGGTATTAAGAAAACCAAAGGCTGATGAACTCAAACCCTTTTTCCTTTCAGATCTTAAAAATGAACAAGCCTGGTTCTGGAGTGGTGTATGGAAAAAAGGATTGAAACGTACTAAAGAATTTCTTGAGAGCCAAAATAAAACAACCTATCATTACGACACTCATATTCCACAGCCTGTTAATGCTGAAAAATTCAGATCAATATTTGAAGGATTCGCCCATCAGGAAAATGAACGCTTCACAATTAACACCTTTTACTTTAACCAGGCAGGGCTCAAAAAGCATCATCATATTGGTATTCTTAAGGCAACTTTCGAAATGCCGGTAAGCAATATGAGCGAGATTGAAACTTCCTGTTACAACAGGTTATACGTGGGTTATAATAATGCCGGACTTACATCGCAACTTCAAACATTCATTGTAAAAAAATTTCCAAATAAATCGAAATATGAACTCTAAAGAAAAAGAAAAAATCCAGAAGTGGATTGATAATCCAAAGCGTACTGCTAAACAAGGATTAAACTTATATGTTGAATTTGGCAGAAAGCCTAATTTGCTTCGCAGACTGCGCAGACAGACTGATAATAAAAGAGTAATCGATACTCTTTTGGTGCAATTCAAACTAATGTTAGGATTGCCTATTCTTCCTCAATCGAAAGAAGAAAAACCAAAGGATGATACAAAAACTGCAGGTAAAGATTTGCCACAATTTGATATCAATCAGATTGAGAACCTGGACAAAACTGCAGGTAGAGAGTTGGAGGATCCTTTCCCTGAAGAAAAACGTCCAAAAGAACTAATTGACATCTACACAAAGAAAAATACTTTGTATGTAGAAGCCAAAAATCTGTTTTCCATGTTAGTTGCCAAAGGTGACGAAATGGAAAAGTTTGATGAAGAAAGTGAGGATTATCTGGCCATTGCTGCTGAACGAAAAGAAATGGCAGAGCAAATCATATCAAAATATGACCAGGTAAATGAATGCTGGAAACAGATAGATTTTTTTGCAAAGCATGGCAAACTTCCGGAAGTGGAAGATCTGAAGAAAAAGCCTGAGATAAAAGCCGATGATGAAGATCCTATCGCACTTGATAAGCGTTGGAGAACATTAGGTACATACATTAGTAAAGCAAAGAAAAAGCCTGAAAAAAACGCTGAGAAACTCGCTGAATTATACGCTGAAAGTAATGTTATTGCCGACAAACTGAACAAAATGGCGGGAGAAGAGAAATATAAAATGCGAGAATATGAAACCCCTGCTAAGGAAGAATCAACCGAAACCAAGGATAAATAATTCCCTTAATCACTTCACGACCGAACAGGCAGAATTCCTATCAAAGTTCGGTCGCGAAGAGATACGGGAAATGATACCAGGGCTCAAGAGCAATCAGCAGCTGCACTACCTCGCTCGCATGTATAATGCTCACGATGTGTTTGCTGACCTTCTTGCCCTTTCCGGCCCTTCCGATATTAAAATCATTACCTATTCAATTACGGAGTTTCCATTACGCATTTTAAGCCAGTTTAAGGCCAAGAAAATAATAACAAACCTTGACTTGATATTAGACTTTACTGTTTCCAGAACGCCAGCATTAAAGCAGTTTGCCGAGCATATTGCAAACCGGGTTAAGTTTACTGATACACACAGCAAAATTGTTTTGATATCAAATGAAAACTGGAAGATTACATTTATAAGCTCAGCAAATTTTACCAGGAATAATAGGTATGAGAATGGAGTAATATATACTTCAGATTTGATACACAAAGAGTACTCACAATTCTTTGAAAAAGTATTTGAAAATGCAGTTAACTAAACAACAATTAGAAATCATAGAACGTGCCGGTGCTGCACTATGTAAGCCAAGTGAAGCGGCCAAACTAAGCGGTATTGCTTTTGACACTTTCAAAGAGGAACTAGAGAACCCTGAGAGTGAGGTTTACGCTGCATTCTTTTCTGGATATGAAACTACAAAACTCGAGTTGAAAGAGTCAACGATAGCAATAGCACTACAAGGATCTTCGCCTGCTCAGACCCTTGCCTTTTCCATGCTGCGAGACTCAGAAATAGAAATGGATTCAGAATGAGAAAACAACTGACAAAAAATATCAAAACAACCTACCTGACAAAGGAACTCGATGAAAACGAAAAGATTATCGAGTATATTAATAATGGTGAAGATTCTGTAAAACTTACTACTTCAGAAAAAGCCAGGATGGACAGGTATTTCTTTTGTCATGATCTGCTGTCTCAAAAACGTAGCCGTCATGAAGTGGCCAGAAAACTCAAAACAAAATATGGCATTAGCAGGGCACAGGCTTATCGAGATATCCATCACATGCAATATGTAATTGGCTCTACAGTTTCCATCGATAACAATTACTATGATCAGTTTCTCATAGATTCGATAATCGAAACTATTCGTATGTCGAAAACTAAAGGTGATATGCGAGCCAAAGCAGCGGCTGAAAGAAACCTTGCTATGGTTCTGGGCCATCCTCGAGGGGATGATAACCGAATTACTCCGGATATGCTTCAGCAAAATATTTTGGTTATTACTTCTAATCCTAAAGCCCTAGGAGATATCCCTGATTACTCAGATAAAGAAATAGATTCTTTAATTAAGAAATTTAAAAAGAAATCTAAAAAAAAGGTTGATTTTGAAAATGCTGAAATAGTTGGTGAAGATGACAAATGAAGCAATTGAAAAAGAACTTTATCTGAATGATCCACAGCAATTAGTTTACCTAATAAACGCTCCGGTTACAATTTGTGTTTGGGGTCGTGGAACTGGAAAAAGTGAGGGTGTAATTGCTGTTCTAGTAGTAGATAAACTTTTTCGAATGCCTCGTTCCAAAGGTATTATTGTAGGTCCAACATTTCAGCACTTGCTAGTAAATACTTTACCACCTGTTATTGAAATGTGGAAAAGAATGGGGTATCATAGAGATGTAGATTATTTTATAGGAAAGAAACCTCCAAAATCTTGGTTGTGGCCAGAACCTTATAACTCTCCTTTATCCCCAAAACATGCAATATTTTGGTTTAATGGATCATGCCAGGTGTTGGTAAGTCAAGATCGAGTAAGTAACTCTGCAGGTCCATCTGTTGATTATATTGTAGGTGATGAAGCTAAACACTTAAATTTTGACAAACTTCAGGAGACATTTCAGACTAATAGAGGCAATCGCCAATATTTTCAAAAAGAATCTTGTCATCATTCATTATTATTTTGTACTGATATGCCCACATCGCCAAAACAGCAGTGGATAATGAAGTATGAAGATGAAATGGATGAAGAGGACATTTTACTAATGAAAGCCTTAATTAAGAAAATAATTAAACTACAAAATTCTTCAGATAACTTAAGTAAATCAACTAAAAATAAAATATCTAAGTTGGAGAATTTTTTGGAATATATCCGCAAAGGTGGTGATAAAGAAGAAAGCCTGGTTTACTTTTCAGAATTCTCAACTTTGGAGAATCTACGTGTTTTAGGTCCGTCATTTATTAGTGAACAAAAAAGGAATCTACCGTCACTAAAATACAGGGCTTCAATCCTTAACGAAAGAGTTAAAAAGGAAGAAGGAATGTTTTATCCAATGCTGGATGAAGACATGCATTATTATACAAAATTCAATTATCAAAAGATTGATAAAATTGGATTTGACTTCACCAAACTCAAGAAGCACGATTACCATCAGGATGGGGATGTGGATCCGGAAGATGCACTCGACATCTCACTTGACTATAACGCTGTTATCAATAGCCTGGTGGTATCACAAGGAGCGAAGACTATTAACTTCCTCTTTGTTAAGTCCCCACTAATGCTTAAAGATGTAGTCAAGAAGTTTTGCAAATACTATCAAGACCACTCAACCAAAGAAGTTAATTACTACTTCGACCATACAGCCATTGGCCGCAATGCAATACTAGGTGATTATACATTCGCTGACCAGGTAATAGATATCCTCCGGGAGAATGACTGGGATGTGAATGAGTTCTACATAGGCCAGGCACCCTCTTATGAATCACGATATGAGATGTTTAACAATGCCTTACGTGGGTGTCCTGAGTTACCTATGCCTAAGTTCAATCACCATAACTGTGAGTCCCTGCTCACATCCATGGAGAACACTATGACACGTCAAGGTCCATCCGGATTTGAAATTGACAAACGTAGTGAGAAGGATGCCAACATACTACCCGAGCATGCTACCCATGCACAGGAGGCATGGTCTACATGGTTCTATGGCAAGTACGCTGACCAATGGAACGATAGCGCAGCCTCCTTCGATGATACAGAGATGATCTAATTACTAAGTGCAATGATGCAATTGCAAAAATTCAATTGCAATGTGCACTAAGGGCGCAGCCCTACCCCCATTTTCATATATCCACCCTTCAAATGCAAAAAGCAATTGCGTTTTTCAAATAGGGGTTGGCGTGGGTAGTGTTGATTCAACTATTAATTTTTAGCATTTCCCCAATGCTAAAACATTAATAGATTGAATTTTAAGTATTTATTTATGAGACTTGGGCGCTACTTTTTCTTTTCATGAAGGAACAAAAGAAAAAGTAGCAAAAAGAAAACCAACGCATAACTGTTACTCACAGTTTAGAAGCAATGCAAAATTACAGAACGACTCAACAATGTAAAGTGTATACAAAGCGGACTCCTTAAGGATATTCCGCACTTGACACTAGTTTCCTCTTATCTGTGTAAAGCCAGGCATTCTTTAACCTGGCGCGCCAGACCCGTCCGACTATCGGCGGATGCCAACATAAGACCGCAGGGCAGCGGCAAATTCAATGTCAAATTTAACTATTAAAGAAAAACGTGAAAATTTGAAAGCAATTTCTAAGGTTGCACAAACTGCTATTAAAAACGGCGATACTGATGCTGAAAAAGTAAACGAATATGTTGTTCAGCATTATAAATCAGAGAATCCTGAAATTAAGGAGTTCAAGACATTCCACCAATGGAAAGCCGATGGATTTAATATTATTAAAGGCAGTAAAGCATTTGTAGTTTGGGGATCTCCAAGAAAAGGTAAAATAGAGAACCCTGTAAAAAACGAAAATGGCGAAAATGAAGATGAATTTGAATTCTTCCCTCTATGTTACTTGTTTGCAAACACTCAAGTAGAAAGGAGGGCAAAATGATTGAAGCCTTTGTAGAATTTGTTGACGGCATTTATTTCGATGGGTATGCAAAGCATATGGCCAACGAAGAGCCGGAAAAATTTAATTTTGAATTGAATGAATTTTTAAATAATTATGGTTCAGGACTTGAAAGGTCCTGAACCTTTTATTTTTTGTTCGTATTATATGGAATGAATATAAATTAACACCTTTTAACAAATAAGGTAAAAAAATATCCTAAAAACACTTGACACGGATATATAAATATCCTATCTTTGTGGAACAAATGAGGGATATTCCTCAAAACATTAAAAACTTTGCAAAATGAAATCATTAACAGTATCAATCAGCGGACAGTACAAATCAAGCGACGCAACTTTTACAGGCTCAAAAAAACAAGTTTTAAATTTCTTAAGAACAGAGGCCAGAAGAATGAGAAGAGAATCAAGAACATCCAGGCATTTACCTGATGATGTACATTCAATAAACGAAAATTTACATCCTTCAAAACTTGTTACCATGGCTTCATTTAAATTAAATGATTTAGATGTAGATGCATTATTAAATCTTATTAATAATCATGGTGTTTTAAAATATAAAGTATCATAATCCCGCAGTTTCCCGCAAAGTTCTGCGGGTATTTGCCCCGGTATCTTTCGAGTGCCGGGGTTTTTGGGTGAAAATAAAATCATTATTTATGTCTGAAATTACAAACACTGCCCGTGAGGTAATTGGGCAGTTTCTTGAAGAAAGAAGGAAAGAGTTAGGTTTAACTTATTACCAACTTCGCCAGCAAACAGGATTACAACACAATCAGATAATTTCAATTTTTGAAGGAAGTATAAATTATACTATCGACAGCCTATTACAAATAACGGTGGCATTGAAAATATACCTGTTTTTTGGTGAAAAAGACGGAAAAAAGGATGTTCCGCTGGATGCTGATCATATGGTTGAGCAGATTAAAAAGAGTGATCCTTATACTACTCCCCCTCAAAATTAGCGACAAAGATAGGTTCAGAAAATATTTTTCACTAAAAACAAAAGCCTGATTATAGAAATGTAATCAGGCTTTTGCCATTCTGGTGTGTTCAGTTTTTTCATTGATGAAAAAACGTGACATACATTTTTGTTCTAAAATTTTCAACGAACCTGGTGTTCTGGCCGATAATTTTAATTGGCGAGCCAGATGCCGAAAAAAGTCTGCAGGGCAGCAGCAAATAAAATGACTAACAAAAAGTCAAATGTTACAGTTTCAACAAAAACTGACAAAGTTGTTTCACTTAAAGAACGTGAAAATGGCAAAGCAAAAACAGTAACTTCAAAAGATACTTTGGAGCAAATGCGCAAAACTCTCGATGAGCAAATTGAAAAATTCCAGGCAAAAGCCAAATTAATTGCTAACCGAGAGTTGTTTGAAACAAAGCGCAATTCCTTAATTGAGTATATGCAAGAAGAAGGTGCTGATTTTGAAGAGAGTCTTGACAGCAGAAACTTAACCCTGATCTTAAGAGATAACAACCGCTATAGCGAAGGGATTAAGATTTCGAATAATTTGGTTATTAACCAGGTACTGAAAGTGGTTATTGTAACGATTAACCAAAAGATTCAGGAACTTGAGAAAGAAATAATTTCTTAAGATAAAGGGGCTTTCGCCCCTTTTTTTGTTCGGGTAAATAATAGCTATAAAAAATATGTCCTGTTAAAATAATTCAATGAAACATACATTTGAATTTTATTGTACCCATAATTAGATTTAAAGCCTGAAAGTTAATTCTTTCGGGCTTTGTCCTTTTATTGACATGGCCCAATATGCACTTTTGTTTCATGGGAATTATGAAGCGAATATTAGAACAACAAATGGATGGCCGCAGACGTGGCTTGCAGTTCGTTAATGAAAATCCAGTAATCAAACTCGATTCAAATTCAAAAAAGAGAAGTGTTATTTCTTCCCCAATGGTTATAGATGCTTTTAATAAGGATGTTAGAATTTGGGGACGTAAGGTTGCAAAACAACTCCGGCAAGAAGCCGGTAGCCGTTTTACAAACGGTAAAACTGGTATTAGAGTATATAAATCAGGCATTCATAAAGGCAAAAAGGAAAATAAACTCAAATCATCAATAAGGGCGAAATTCAGGAAAGAAATAGGTGGTGAACAGATAGATACTATTGCTTTCGGACTTGAACGCCATGGTGTTTTTCTTCAAAAAGGTGTGGGTAGTGGATATGTTGCCAACGGTGGTGGTGTTGCACGTATTGCCAAATCGGAAGTTGTAAAATACCGTGTTCGCCAGAACTGGTTTAACAATACTCTTGACAGAAATATAAAATCACTTAGCGATACTATTGTAAAACATGCAGGTGATTCTATTGTGCTCAACACTAAACAAATGTTCATACAATGAGTGGCAGATCAGAAAATATTAGGTTTAATGTTTATTTAAATGATAAGCAAGCCGGACAAACAATGGGATCGCTCTACAAGCAATCCAGAATGCTTAAATCAGAGTTAAAAAAACTTGAAATAGGATCGGCTGCCTGGGTAAAAAAACTCAAAGAGGTTCAGAAAGTAGAAAAGGACTTACAGAGAGTTAGATCTGAAATAAGAGGTACAAACTCACTATTTAGCAGGCTTGCAAGTAGTTTTAATAAATATTTTGGTGTAGTTACTGCAGGAATAGCATCAATTTCAGGTTTAGTTTATGCCATTAAAAATGTTATATCATACAACATTAAATTATCGGATTCATTCGCAAATGTTAGAAAAACCACAGATTTAACCAGGTCAGAAGTCCGTAAACTATATTCTGAATTTAGTAAATTTAATACAAGAACTCCACGTAAAGAATTATTGATGCTTGCTGAAGAGGCCGGAAGGCTTGGTATTAGAGGCAGGAAAAATATTTTAGACTTTGTTGGTTCTGCTAATAAGATAAATGTTGCCCTTGGTGATGATCTTGGCGACAGTGCCGGTAAAGCAATATTAGAAGTTGGTAAAATTACTACTAACCTTAAAGTTGCAGAGAAATATGGAGTATCATTTTCGCGTGCAATGGATATGGCAGGTTCTTCAGTTAATGAACTAGCACAAAACACTAAGGCTAAGGCACCATATATTATTGATTGGAGTAAACGACTTTCCGGAGTTGCTAAAAATGCAAATATTTCTGCTCAAGACATATTTGGAATGGCTGCCACATTTGATGAAAGTGGGCAAACATTAGAAATGTCAGCAACCGCAGTAAATAAAGTATTGGTTGATATGTTCACCAACACTTCAAAATATGCTGAAATTACAGGCATGAGCGTTAGTGATTTAAGTGAGTTATTAAAAACTGATGCTAATGAAGCATTTATAAAACTACTCGAAAGCCTTAATAAAAACAATGATGGTTTCCAGGTTATGGCTAACCGTCTTGATGAGTTGGGTATTGATGGCGCTCGTGCCGTTCAGGCTATTTCATCATTGGCCGCTGATACTGAAAACTTGAAAAAGAATCAGGATTTAGCAAACAAAGCACTTAAGGAAGGTACTTCGCTAACTAATGAATACAACATTAAAAATGAAAACCTTGCTGCCAATACTGAAAAACTAGGCAGGAAAATAAGATCGTGGTTCATAAATAGTCGTTTAGTTGGTTGGTTGGAAGATTCAGTTAGGTGGATAGTTAATTTAGGTAGAGAGATAAGTACGGCATCATCATTAATGAAGGAATACAACAGCAATATTGCTCAGGAAAGAAGCCAAATGGAAATTCTTTTTACCACGCTAAGCAATGCTAATGAAGGAACTGAACTCAGGAAAAAAACCATAGATAAAATTAATGAATTGTATGGTGATTATTTACCTAATTTACTTACCGAAAAATCTACTACAGATGATATAGCACTTGCCTATGACAAGGCAAATAAGGGGTTAATACGAAACCTGACTCTTAAAGCCAGAGAAAATGATTTACAGACAATTGTTAATGAATCCCTTGTTCAACAAAAAGAAATAGTTGATAATATTATTACAGATATTTCAGAAAAGAAGGGTGATAATGTTGCAGCAGTAGCACTTACTGAAATTTACGATATCCTGGAGAAAATTAAAACCATGGACTCGATGGATGATGTAAAGGATGTTGTAGGAAGTTTTGCCAGGCGTTACAGAGATGCAAATCAAAATGTTGGCACTTATGCTGAAAACCTAAAACAGTTTATCGCCATAATGAAACTTCAATCTTCTGAGCAAAAGGAATTGAATAAGCTTACCTTGTTTTACAATGAATTGATAAAACAACTAGGTGGTGAAGTTGTACCGGATCCTACAGGGGGAACAGGTATTGGTGGTGGTGGAAAAGACACAAAAACTAAGGAACAAATTAAAAAACAAAAGGAACTAAACGAAACCATTGAACAACTTAAAAGAGATGCTGAACTTAAGGATATGTCAAGTCAAGAGAGAGAAATCGCTCTTGTAAATGATAAATATGATAAACTGGTGATTTCTGCCAAAGGTTACGATAGCGAGTTAAAGAGGCTCAATGAATTGCGTAATGCTGAATTGAAGAGGCTAAGTGTTAAACATGCCAAAGAAAACCAGATTGAAATAGATAAGCAGGTTACTCGTGATGTTGAAATAATGGAGGAGAACTTTAAAAGGACTGCAACATTAAGGGAAACTGAATATAACAACCAACTAAAGGCACTAAAAGGAAACAAACAAGCACAGCGTGAGTTAACTAAAAAATACGAAGAGGAAGAATACAGAGCCACTGAAGAATTTATGTCGACATTGGCCAACAAAATTAAAACATCAATTGATTCAGGTGAATGGGATGGATTAAGTGTTCAGGATTTAATATTATCGGATGCAGAAAAAGAAAAGTTAACCCAAAAGTTACTCGAAATTGGTCTCAAACTTTCTGAATTAAAAGAAATAATGCCATTAAATAAAACTGAGGGCGATACTTCGTTTGACATTTTTGGAATGTCTTCAGACAACTGGATTACATTACTTGATAACCTTAATAAAGGGAAACTTAGTATTGAGGATATGAGGTTTGCTATTTCTTCATTAATAGGTGTTTGGAACGATGTAAATCAAATAAGGACCAATAATGAGAATAAACAACTCGCTGAATTTGAGAAAAATAATAATCTTGAAAAATCAAAACTTGAAAACAGGCTAAAACAGCAGTTAATTTCCCAGTCGCAATATAATGATGCTGTTAAAACACTTGAGGATGAAGTTGACCTGAAAAGGGCTGATCTTGCCCAAAAACAGGCTAAACGAGAAAAAGAGGTAGCCTTAGTTGGTGCAATTGTAAATACAGCGCTTGGTATTGCAAAAGCATTAACAATAATGCCACCACCGGTGGGTATAGCATTAGCCGCTATTGTAGGCGCATTAGGAGCGGTTCAGATAGCCAAAATTGCCAGTACTGAAACTCCAGCTTACGCCAAAGGCGGAATAGCCCAAGGCGCCTCACACGCCGAAGGCGGAATCCACATGATAGACAGTAAAACAGGAAAAAAAGTAGGTGAAATGGAAGGCGATGAGCCATATATGATACTGAGTAAGGAAACTTATAAAAACAATACTGAACTGGTTAACGCATTGCTCGATACAAGTATGAACAAAGGCGGTGAACGTGTGGAGTGGATGGCACCGGGTTACTATTCCCATCCTGATGTAAGTAGTGCGCTTACAAATTTGCTTACTCAAAAATACGCTGCAGGTGCTATTACCAATGTAAACAATGTTTACCAGCAACAGCAGCCTGGATCTCCTCCGGTAAGTAATGCCGAAATGGTTAGCCTGTTGACAGAAATACGTGACGGCGTTAACGCCTTTAAATACGTGAAAGCAATCCTGGATTTGGATGGCACCTTGGATTTAAAGGAAACACTAAGTGAGTTGGATTCCCTTGAAACAAACGCAGGTATATAGCCTGTCCTTTAATTAAATGCTGTGCTAAAGTATAATTGTAATCTGATGTTTTAAACAATAAATATTAAACAAATGGCAGAAAGTAACAAAACCATAAGCGAATATCCTAAACGCTGGGATGATGAAGTAGGAACCAACTTTAACGCTAACGGGCAACCCCAAACGGTTAATTTTTATTTTGATGGAGTATTGGTGTTTCACCACAACCGTGAGTATAATGATTTCGGTGTTCTTACACGTAATCAAGTAGTAATCGACTAAAAACTAAGCCATGTTAGAAAACAGTAGCACAATAATTATACAGCACAACTTAGGCATGTTTGCCGACCTGGCAGCATTGCAAGCAAAATATCCTTCCGGAAGACCGGGAGATTATGCCGGATTACATTCCGATGGAAATATGTATTACTGGAACGGTGCCGCCTGGACCGATACCGGTATTTCATATGCCTCACTTGTGGGTGATTCCCTTACTTTTGATAATACTGATCCTTCCACTCTTGGAAATCCTCCAGCAGGAAAAACTTGGTTAGGTAATTTTAACGAAAGCCTTTGGACAAAGGATGAAAATGGTGTTGTTTCATGGTATGCTACTTTAACCCAACTACGCCAGGCAATAGCACAAAGCCCGGCTTATTGGTTTGATGGGGTGGATGATTATATAAGGAGTACTAGTATAAACATTTTCAACAGTCAAGATGCGACTGTAGTTATAAATGGACTTGTTATAAATCCTGGCATTACTTCAAAAGAAATAATATTTGATTATGGTAATAGGATAGTTTTAGCATATAATGATAACTCTCAAGGAAAATTTAGATTACAGATATATGACGGAACTAATGAGGATACCAAGTTTACATCAGACTTATCAGAATATATTCAGGATGGAAAAGCACACAATTTAGTTTGTGTATTTAACAGGACAGGCGGAAAATATCAATTATTTATAGATAATGTTGAGCGATATAATTCTGATGTTTTTACGGTCACTACAAGTGATTTAAATGTGCAAAATTTTATAGTTGGTTCATCATCAGGTTTTACTTTTCCACTAAATGGTTCAATTGGTAGTATCGTAGTTTATAACACCGCCCTAACCGCCTCACAAGTCGCTCAATTCTCACTAAACCCCGAAAACATTCCTTATGAACTTGATGGGGCGAGTAATACAGCATTGATTTCAAACGGTGGAAATGAAGATGGCGCATTAACAGGCTGGTCATCCGGCAGGGGAACAATGACAACAGAACCTACAATTGTTCACTCTGGAACTTATGCGGTTCAAGTTGTACATGATAATGTAGAAACGACCACTTTTATTCGTAAGTATGGAAATTACAGTATAACTGCTGGAAAAAAGGTCAAGTTTGAATTATGGGTTTATAACGTTGACGAAACAGATGCTAATGTTGCACCTTACATTGATAATGTGGTACAAATGAATGCCATTTATGCTACAAAAACAGGGCAGTGGGAAAAACTTTCGGGAGAATTTATTGCTAATAAAAGTGGAATTTTAGATGTTAGAATGTTCAGTACAGGAGCAAGTGCAGGAGGAGGTATAACTTATTGGGATGATGTTACAGCGAATTTAATCGGCGAAGTAGCAGCCTTTTCAGCCTCCGGCATAGGCCACAACACCTGGAAAGAGAAATACGGCCTTGCAGCCACAGTAAACGGAGCAAAGCCATTTAACTTGCCTGCTCATCACATCGAGAGTGAAATAATAGAAACCACGAGTACAAGCCCTTCAATTACACCACCTGAAGGCTATTCGGTTGAATCAATATCAATCATAACCGATGAAAACCTTACAGCCATTGCAGCGCAACAATCGGGCAGCCTGGATAATCTTATTACAGGCAAAACGCTTGATGGTTCAGTTAGCCAGGCTTCAAAAACTTATAAACAAATTGGCGATCATGAAATATTTGATGGTACAAAAACTATCAATTTCACGCTTACCGGAAACGGTGCAAACGGAACAAAAATAATTGCAAACTATAAAAGAGAAGAGTAATGCTACGTAAAGACATAAATAAGCAAATGGGAGGTTTCAACTACATTGTAGTTGAACTTTCCCATGCCGACAATAACAACTCATACGGAGGTTTAAAAGTTGTTTCCGGCATTGATAATGAAGGAAACGAAATTATCGATCACCAGGAGCCACATAATTGGTTTCCTTTGGATGATACCGATATAAACCTCAATGTAGGTGAAAAAGAATACCTGCAAGGTTTGCCGCCACGTATCGAATGGTTAAAGCCACTTACACAACAATGGTTAACCGAACAAGGCATCGAGTTTACTACCTCAATGACCGAACAGGAGTTAATTGATTTAATTCCGGAGTAATGATAGGCCTAATCTCCATATACTACATTTTAGCAGCAAACTTTGTTCTTGGATTGCTATATTTAATGTTTGTCGAGTTTGAAGATGAAAGTGTACGTAGCCATTGGAAAAAGCCTATCTGGGTTTTCAAAAAACTAGATCTTAAATTCCTCAATAATAACCTGGCATCACGAAATAAGTGGAAACAAGACAAAAATGGCAACCTATTACCCTATAAAAAGAAATGGTATCATTTTGGAATTGCACCAAAATATGAAGAAGCATTCCCATTTTCTTCAACCATATTAGTTCCATTTACTGATGGCGAACACTATTTCCAATTTCTAAAAAACCGTTGTATTGAAGCAGCAATTTCAATTACCTGGTGGCCTGCTGTGGGGGCTTGGTTTTTGGGTAAGTCGCTTATGCAACTTATTAAGGAGAAGTTTTTGAAAAATATAGATTAACTCCCTGTCCTTTAAAAAAAACTGATGCAACATTATGTTAGCATCATGAAATTAATCTCTCGTAAAAAGGCACTTCAGCAAATGCGTAAGCGTGACACCAGGGGGAAATTTATTCCTTTTAGTGTTGATGTTTGTAAACTTAATTTTTTCACTAACGAAGGTGGTGGCCGCTTGCATGTAAAAAAGGCTATCATCTACAAACAAAAGCATGTGGCCAAACCCAGGCTAAGCGATAAAACAAAAATGCCCAATCACGAGGAAAATGGCACTATTAATTTGTTGCTGTTACCATCTAAAGAAATTCGCACTATCCATGTGCGACTAATTGAAAAATTTAACGGAATGACAGTTTATGATTAGCCCAAAAGTTCACATATCAGATGATGGCTCAACTGCTTATTTAGGCGGTGCGCAGGCAATAATTACTTTGCCCGAAATTGGTGCAAAGGAAAGTCAGTTTTATTGGGAACCTGAAAATACACAGAAAGACTGGGCATTTTGGGGACCAAACGATTCACGTCCTCAGGATATAATTGAGGCTGTCGATAAAAATGTAGTGGCCTCAAGTGGCCTTGAGTGGCTGATAAACGCTTTTTATGGCGGCGGACTGGTCACCTACAAAAAAGAAATTGTTGACGGCAAAGAAACTCTATACCGTGAAAACTTCCAAGAGTTCGAAGACTTTCGTGAGGAAAACTTCTTTGATGAAGTACTGGAGCAACTTATTACCGATGCAATGTTTTTCGGTTTTAAAGTTCCGGAGTTTTATTTGGGAAAAGGAAAATACGCTAAAAAAATACTCAAGGTAAATGCCCTCGATGCAAGTTTCAGCAGATGGGGAAAAATGCAACCAGGCAGGCGTAAAATTGATAAACTATTTTACTCGGCTCAGTTTCCTGATGCAAAGCCTCATGAAATTGACTGGTCGCCGGTATTTGATTATACAAATCCATATAAAAACAGAAAGTTTGTTCACCGTGCAGGATATGTTGGTCAGGGTAGATTGTATTATCCAAAACGTGCCTGGCATTCGATTATCGATAGCGGATGGATAGAGATATCAAATAATATTCCGGGAGTAAAACAAAGCCTTCTTAAAAATGCCATGAGCATTAAATATCATATCCGTATTCCAAAGAGTTTCTGGAAGGATAAATATAAAAACTGGGATAAACTTACTGCAGATGATCAGAAGGAATTACGCCAGGAAGAAATGCACAAAATGAACGATTTCCTTACCGGGAAAGATAATGTTATGAAAACATTTTTTTCGCATTATGCTGTTGACCGTGCAGGAAAAGAAGTTCCGGGATGGGATATTATAAAAATTGATAATTCAATTCCTGATGGAACGCTAACCATAGATCAGGCAGAAGCAAACGCCATGATACTTTTTGCACTTAACCTGGATCCTACCTTAAAAGGTGCCGGACTTCCAAACAATAAACAAAGTGCAGGTTCAGGATCTGACAAGCGCGAAGCCAAAGAAATATTTATCAGCAACCTTGGTTTACAGCGCAGGAAATTCCTTGATTGGCTTTATTTCCTAAGAAAATTTAACGAGTGGCCTCGTGAAATGGAGTTTGGTTTTAAGGACACCGTACTTACAACTCTCGATAGTAATCCTACCGGTACACAAAAAACACTTACAGAATGACAGAACTTGTAAAAACCATAGACGATTTAAAAAGCCATATTGCAATTGATTTTGTAAGCGATTTCGGTGTTATTGAATTTGCCGTTGAAGACCGTGAGGCAGAACTCAAAACCAAATACATTGGTGCTGAATTATGGGCGAACCTGGTAAAAGTTTATGCCGGTACTTACTCCAATTCTTCATCATCGGCCACAGCCCATTACGAAAAAGTATTATGGTATTGCCAGCGTATAATTTGTAATTATTCATTCCTGGATTACATCCCGGAAGGTCAATTACATATTAGTGAAAATGGTATTCGCATAGGCTCAACCGAAAACCTAAAACAAGCCTTCGACTGGCAGATTAGGCAACTAGGAGAAAAATATCATTCAACTGCAGTTAGAAATCTTGAGTCGCTTCTTGAATATCTGAACGAAAACATTGATGTTTTTTCCGACTGGACTAGTTCGCCTGCTTATGTGGCCAACAAAAAGTATTTTATTAATTCAGCCACTGAGTTCAACGATTTTTCGGTTACAAAACTTAATCATACTTCATTCCTCGATCTTATACCATTAATAAGTTATGTGGGCGATTTTTATTTGCGCTCGATACTTGGTGATGAATTTTTTGAAGAACTGCAGGAACGAATTAAAGATGGTGAGGATGTTGATGGAAGCATGAGCGGATCCACATCACTTTCAATAATGGCCTCTAACTACGACAAACTATTCTACTTATGTAAAGGAGTAGTAGTGAACTACGTAGGCGTTGAAGCCTCAGAAATGGAGGAATACAACTTTAACAGCGAAAAATGCGAGCAAAAAGCCTCACATTTTACCCAGCGTTTGGTTGAGTTCCTTAACAATAATGCCAGTGCAACCTTATTTACAAAATACTTTGAAAGCAGTAAATACACCGCTCCTGAAGAATCAACAAGTTTTACTTCCGGAGGCGGAATAGATAATTCAGAATTCACAGGAGTTTATGGAGCCTTTTAAAAATCACTTTATGAAAGACTATTATCAAATAATTATAAAACTTGTTTTGGCCGGACTAGCCTATTTTGCTGAAATACAAAACCTCTTTCATGCAGTTTTAGTATTTATGGCCATCGATTGGGTAACCGGTGTTTATGCCAGTTTTAAATATCGCTCCAGGGAAATAGATTACATAAATGATAAACCCACTAAACGCCCTTGGTTTGTAGCAAGCAAAATGAGGTATTCCATCGAAAAATTTGTTTTCTATATGCTTGCCATAGCCATGGCTTACGTTTTTAGAAAAGAGTTTATTGAAGGCATTTACCTGGCTAAAATAGTAGCCGGATATATTGCCATAACCGAACTTAAAAGCATATTCGAAAACATTAGCCGCATTATGGGAGTGAAAATATTTAATGAAATATGGGGAATAATTAAAAATCAGTTTAACAATAAATTTAATATCGATAGCAATGAATAAACACAAATTTGGAAACTCAAGTAAACAAAGATTATCAACTTGTCATACTGACTTACAACTGATAATGAATACTGCCATAGGTATTTCAGATATAGATTTTGGAATTGCTGAAGGTCACCGTTCTATTGAGGACCAACAAAAATATTTCCGTGAAGGAAAAAGTAAAATTGATGGAATCAATAAAAAAGGAAAGCATAATTATTCTCCATCGTTGGCCGCTGATATTTATGCCTATGTAAATGGCAAAGCATCCTGGAGTAATGAAGACTTGAACTATTTGGCGGGCTTAATTCACGCTGTTGCAGAAATGCTTTTCTCTCAAGGTAAAGTATCTCATAAAATCCGTTGGGGTGGTAATTGGGATATGGACGGTGAAATATTAATTGATCAGTCGTTCGATGACCGCCCACACTTTGAATTAGTAAATCCTTAAAATATTTACATGAAAAAACTACTATTAATATCACTCGTTTTTTTAGTTTCCTGTGGATCGGTTAAAAGAACAACCACAACAGAAACTACTCAAGAAACTTCTTCTACCGAAGTAAAACAAGATTCTGCTTCAATAAAAGAAGTTATGGTCCTTCATGATACTACTATCAAGTATCTGGCCGACAGCACTTCACTTGAAATGCTTTTTGAATGCGATAGCAACAATAATGTTTTGATGCGTCAGGTCAAAGAAATGGAAGCAGGCAACCGCATTCATCAAAATTACAGTTTTGAAGACGGCAAACTTAATGTTAATAATAAGGTTAACGAAGACAGTATACAACTGTACTGGAAAGACTATTATTATTATGAGTACGTAAAACAAAATCAAATCCGTGCCGACACTACCAATGTTTCACAAAAAGAAAATATTGAAGTAAAAAAAGGTAATTTCTTTTCAACCATAAAATGGATCTTCATTGCATTCATTATTGGGCTGATTATCGGCTGGACAAAAAACCTATGGCTTAAACTTATAAGAGGATATTAATGAACGAAATAAAATTTGAAACCGACAAGAAAGATGTTATTATTCATACTCCATCAGAATGGAATGAACTTACCAGGACACAATTAATATTTGTGGCTCCCAGAGTAATGCTTGCAAACAAAAGCCGCAGGCTTCGCAGCGAAATTCTGTTTCATTTTATTGGTTTTAAAATTCCAAATCTTTCAGAAATGAATTTAAGTCAACTTACAGGTTTATTTCCTGCAGTTGATTGGTTATGGAAATCGCCTGAGCTAACAAAAAACCTATTGCCAAAATTTAAAATTGATAATGTTGAGTTTTTTGGTCCGGAGGACGAACTAAAGGATATAACCGTAAGCCAGTTTGCTTTTGCCGATAAGTTTATGAGCATGTTCATGAAGAAGAAAGAGGAAGAATACCTTGATCTGCTCATAGGAACTCTATACCACAACGGTAAAAAATTTTTTAAAGAATATATTGAATCCAATGCTGAAATTATTCATAAATTACCTTTGGATGAACGCCTGGCCATACTTGCATTTTACATTGGCAGCCGCAATAAAATTGCCAGGGATAATCCCGATATCTTCAAAAAACAAAACAAAATTAAAAGAAACCGCTCCGGATGGCTAGGCTTTTTCTACGAATTGGCGGGCCCAAAAACAGGAACATATAAACAAGTTGCCGACATGAATTTTTTTGAAATGCTAGGCATTATGCGCAAAATTAATGATGATGCTTACGAAGCAGAAAAACGCAATAAGAGAAGATAATTATGCATACCAAACTCGATTATACAGCCACAGCCGATTTGTTCAGGAACATTGTTTCAAAACACAAAACACTTAAGTATTTTGTTGAAACAGATCTGGAGGAAATTAGCGATATCGTAAAAAGCAATGAAGCCGCATTACTTTACACCGGATTTAAAGAAGGCTTTTCGGGTTATAAATCATCGAACAACCAGAGCAACAAACTTATACACTTTGCTGTTGTTTTGCGCCGGGTAACAAAATCGAAAAACGTTCAAACAAAACATGAAATTATTGATACCTGCCGCCTTTTGGCCATTGATGTAATTACCTGGCTACGCAGAGAAAAATTACAAAACCGCTTAAACGGCTTTCAGCCTGATAGCGTTGATGATGGCGAAGCAATAATACTGCAGGATGATGGATATATAGGCTGGGAATTTGGCCTGCAGATACAAACACCAATTAACCTGGCATTCGTGCCCGAAAAATGGAATGAATAATGGGAGAAGTTATAACACTTATATCATCACCAAATGAGATTTCGTACAGCAAAAATCCCATTGAATTGGAGGTGCAGTTAACCAGTGCTGATAATGTTGTTTTACTTGAAGTGTATAAATCAACCACCGATCTGGTAACAACTTTATATGGCCGACCTAATGAAAATAAGCGAGTAAAATTTGATATTTCTGCAGTGCTCGATACTATTGTGGATTTTGAACCACCAAATTTAGTTTCTTCAGGATTAAGAATTTATAATCCAATTAATCAATATTGGTGCAAAGCCAAAGAATACAACGGTGCTACGCTTGTTGATACTTTAGATATTGGAAAAACAACACAAATAGATCTGTACGTTTTAAAAGGAGGTTTAAGCCAGGAAAAAATTAATTTTAATATTTTTGAAAAATTAGGAACCGACAAAATGTTTCTAACCTATGCCAATGAAGTTGATATAAACTCTTACCAGCCTTATTTTTTGTATTATTTACATAACCAGTCTGCTACCGAAACACTTACAGCGGTGGCCAAAGTGTATTATACCGATGGCACAAACGCTACTGAGGATATTGTTGAGATTTTAAATGTAAATAAATATGGTGTAGTTTACGTATCTGCAGGATTTCATGCCAACGGCCTCGATGTTTTAATCCCTGGTAAAATTCCTTATAAATATGAAGTTTGGATAGAAAACTCAACGGCTGTAATAAGAGCCGCTGCAGTTACTTTTTGGTTAAGCGACAAATACGTCGCCACACAAAAAAACTTCTTTTATGCAAACAGTTTAGGAGGTTTTGAGGGATTATTCTCCAGTGGAAAGAAAAACAAAATAATTACAGGATCCTCTGATTCAGCCATTCAAAAAAATTCATCCGGACAAATACAATCGCATTCGTTTAATCATCTTTCCTCCAGGAACGGAAAAATCGCTTCCGGACACAAAAGCAAAGCAGAATTAGACAGGCTAGCCGACATATATAATTCAAAGCACATATACGAAGTGGAAGGTGACAACTTAATCCAACTTAAACTAAACAATGGCACCAAACTCGATTATAACGAAGATGACAACCTGTTTGCATTTGTACTCGATTACAACCGCATAACCATGAACAAAAACTACACGCCTGATGATATCAGTTAAAATAAATAATCAGTTTGTAGATCTGTTTGAAGATGCCAGTTTGAAGTATGTTTTTAATTCACCGGCTTTTTCAGATGCTGCAGTAGTAGGTGACTTTTCCTATCCTATGTCTTTTCCATTGACTGATTTAAACAAGGAAATATTTAATTACATTGATTTGGTTGACACTTATGAAGATGTTATAAATTATCCATTTGAATTATATTTAAAAGATCAGTTTATAGTTGGTGGCAATTTTAAAGTAACTGATATCGAGGGTAAAATAAGCGGAAACCTCCTAAACTCAGGTTATGGTTTTATAAACACAATTAAGAATAAAACCACAAGAGATTTGCAAATGAGTGACATTACCAGGCATACCGGTGATATTCAGGAAATAATAGAAGCATCTCACGCATCAGGCTATCCGACTTATCATTTTGCACATTTTCCAATCTTAAATGAAATATTATACGACGATATTGAATATGAAGATATAAACTGGAAGACTCTTCCGTATTTGAACTTTTACACCTATGATATAAATAATGATCCTGTATTCTTTATCCATGTTTTGTTCCCATATTTGGCACACGTCGTTGATAGTATTTTTTCAACATTCGATATAAGAGCAGAAAATAATCTAATTGCTGAACACACAGAGTTAAAAAAATTAGTTCTGCTAAATTTATACAGAAAAAGAAAGTATCCTGAAACCTATAGGCTTGTTGATAATATTGTAGAAGTTTCAATAGAGGAATTGTTGAAAGGAATTAATGACACACTTGGCATAAAACTATTTTTCGATCATAGAGTTAATCAGGTTGAGATGATATACCTAAAGGATCTACTATCTTCAGGTGATTATGTAGACTGGACAGATAAGGTAGTAAATCAACCAAAGAAAAATATATCAGAAGACTTAAGTTTTAAAAGTTTTGAATTTGATTTTGATTCAGGTGATGAGACTATTTCAGCAATCCAAATAATAAAAGAAATATTTGACGAACTTACATTAACAGCACCGGTAAACAGTACAGTGCAACTACCCGATTACAGTTCAGGTGGTTGGTCGTCACATGCCGGCGAAACAACATTTGTAGTATCAGATCAATGTTACTATATCATTGTTGATGATGGTACCGGAGTTTATGGATGGGAACCTTTAACATGGAAATTCTTCAAAAAACTACTTAATGAAGAAAATGAAAAGGAGCACAACTCAACTTTATCGCCTGTTGGTATGCTCGATCATTTATTAAGACACGATTTAGGTGTAGAAAGAGGTTCAACCTCAGGCACTAGCACATCGCAGGCATATTACAACACTTACTGGCTTACACCTTTTTGGAATCAAAAACTTTTTCAAAAAAGTACTTCTGGGGCATTGGCGAGATTGAAACCCGATGATCTAAATGGAAACGTTTCCGGTCCTGATTACATTGATATTAAAGCCAGGCTTTTGTTTTTTAGAGGATTACGAGATGATCATTCAAATTATAAATATCCATTAGGAACAAATAGTCATTATGATTGTAAAGGAACTTCAATAGGCTCATTAAGTTTAACCTGGGAAGGTTCCGATGGTTTATATGAAAACTTTTGGAAAGATTGGATAGAGTTTATTAATAAAGCAAAACCATATCCATTTGAAATACAACTGGATATGGTTGACATTTTAAGCTTAAAAATGAAAAAGAAAGTACGAATTGCTAATAATAAATATCTAATTAAAAAAATTAGCGTCGACTTTCCTATAAAAAAACCCGCCATTGTTGAATTAGTTAGGATTTAATTTTAATTTTGGATTTTTAACTTAAAATGCAGAATTATGAATTTTACCTTTGACATCCAGTCAATAATTAGCCTGTTATTTGCTATAGTTTTATTAGTTATTTTATTCCTGATTCTTAAACGATTAGGGTTAATTTATAAGTCAATATCAAAAATTATTGGATATTTCCGTGTTAATGCAAGTGAAACTGGACAAACTCAAACTTTTAAATGTCCGGAATGTCAATATAAATATGAATGTACACCAGCGCAGTGGCAATTGTATGACAAATGTATCAACTGCAGGAAAAACATACATTAATTTTCACCTTAAATTTTAGTTTATGAAACGTTTATTTACCCTTATGTGTTTGGTATTAATAACCAGTTTAACTTTCTCACAAAACCTTAAAAGCGATTTTTCTAAACAAATGGATGATGCAGGAGACTATTTGCAAAGAGCAAATGTTGATACATATCTTAGTATGGGATGTGGAGTTTTGAGTGTTGCTTGCTTTGCCTGGGCTACCGACTCAATGAAAAAGGATCCAACACAAACTCCTATACTTGAACGTAGTTTAGGTTATGGTTTCGCTGCAGCAGGAGTAATATTTTTTATAGCACATTCTGTTCACATTGGTAAAGCAGGTGATAAACTAAGAAATGCCAGTAAAATATATGATGAAACACAACCGCCAAAATTAACTTTTAATACTTGTAGTGATGGTATTGGAATAGCAGTTAAATTCTGACGCAAAACTTCATATATTTGCATTGTCGTACAAACTCTCAGGAAAATGGATTAGCCAGTTTCCTAAGTTACGTGTGGGCGTAGCACATCCTGAGAGGTGTACGACAGTAGGAGGCTGGCTTTTTTTTATTCTATCGAAATGGAAATACCAGTCAAACGTGAAAGAGACCAAAAACGTAAGGAATTATTTACTAACAACCTTATTGAACTTATTAAAAAACTCAAGAGCAAATTTCCACCTGCAGAAACCGAAGAGGAAGCAACGCATTTGCTAACTACAGAAAAAGTATGTGATTTAATTTATGGCCATAATCCGACCTTTGAACTTGATTTTGATGAACTAATTAAACAACTCAAAGAAGCCGGTTATAAATTTGAGGCTGTGGAAGAAGATGAAGAAATTGAGTTTAGGTGGATGTTTGGGGAGGGTTAAAAGTCCGGCATCTGTTTCCTAAAGAATTCTGAATCATATCCAATCATTGACTTTAAATATTCATCAGTTTGAGAAATTGAATGATGGCCCATTTGGTTTTGGATAGCCTTAATGTCGGCACCGGCACGAGTTGCAACTACTGCTCCCGTATGTTTGAATCCGTAAAATTTATAAAACTCCGGCAGTTTTAAATCACGTCTAATCTTTTTAAACTGTTTGTTGAAATAATTAGCCGAAACTGGTTGTAAACCAGGTTCTCCATCAGAACTGAAAACATAATATTCTTCCGGAAACTTATGCAATTCATATTTATTAATTAAAACATCAAGAAAAGTTTCGCTTACATCAACGGTTCTGGTTTTCCTGTTTTTAGTCATATTGGAGTAAAGGGTGATAGTTCCACCGTAAAGATCAAGATGCTTAATTTGCATTTGACGTAATTCTCCTGGACGGATGAAACAGTAATACATAAACTGTCCAGCCAATAATAATTGATGATTGCGTTTTTCAAGTTCTGTTTTAAGGATTTTCATTACTCCTTTTTTCAAAGGCCTTTGAGGTACTGTATCACTTTTATATTTTGGTATGTCACTCCATATATTTTCGAGCCTGGGACGCTCTTCCTTTATGTGATTCCAAAAAGCACTTAACAGTCGAGTGTATTCATTTTTTGTTTTGGCTGCTCTTTTTTCCTCTTTGTGTAGATAGTTTACAAATTTCAGAGCAATATTTTTTTCTAATAATGAAACATCTTTATTGCCTAATTTGTTTTCTTTCAGCCAATTTCTGAAAGTTCTTAATTTGCTTTCGTAGGAATTATAAGTTTTAGGAGCATTGTGCTCAAACTTTTTCAAAAAGGTTGTTGTATAGTATGCTACAGTTTTTTTGGACCTATAAACAGGCTTCTTCCCTTTGCTTATTTTATGATAAGCAAGGCTATCTGACCAAACTACTCTTTTTGAATCCTCAAAAGGACTCCATCCATTTAGAAGTTTACGAGTATATTCAGCCTTGATTTTATTAGCATTTTTTTTACACTCTTCAACGGTAGTGCAGGCTGCAAAGCCTTTTGTGATTTTGAAGCGTCGCATTTTTCCTTCGACTTCGTCAAAGAATGAATATTCAACATGCCATTTACGGGGATTGCTATCCTTTGGTTGGTAGGTTCTGGGTAAATAAATCTCTTTTCTTCTCATTTTGGCTCATTTTTATCCCGCCCACGGTAATAAAAAATCGCCTCTTTTTTGTCTTTTCTTGTCCTGTTCAACAACTTTAAAACTTTAAGTTGTTGAACCCCTGTCACATAGACAGGGGTTGCGGAGAGAGGGGGATTC